CTTTAACAGTTATGCAAATATCAGACCCTGGAATTAAGACTACAATTAGAGCATTTGAATTAGGAGTATGCCAAACACCAGCACCTAATGCAATTTGTAGCATTACTAACACAAGAGCTTAAGTAGGTATTTAACATGGAAGACATATTAAATCCAAAAGCTTTTATAGTTCCTAAGATGGGAACTAGTGCTAAATATGCTATGGCTCCTGAAGTTGGAACACTTGTATATGATACAGACAATGCTAAACTTAGCATTTGTGTATTAAGTGCAGTTGGTTCAGCATCTTGGGAAGCAGTAACATCAGTAGCAGAATAATGGGAGCAATCCCTTTTTTTCTTTTTTTTTAATTAGTGAGGTATACTATGGCAGATATAAATAAAATATTTAAAATCAAAAAAGACAATACTAAGTTTAATAATCCTGATACAATCTATTGAAGCAACAGAAGATTATGCTGTTAAGAAAAATGTTAATACTCAAGAAGGAACTATAGAGAAAGTACCAAAGAATGAAAATGATATTGTAAATAAAAAGTATGTTGATGATATATCTATTGGAACATACTTTGACTTCTATGCTTATGATGATGATAGTGATGTGGGCACATATAAAGAGTTTAAGTTAACACCCTCTCCAGATGAAGAAGTAGAAGGTAACGTAAGTATACCTGGTAACGCAACGGCACAAGCAGTTGGTTCAAGAATTACAGAAGATACAATAAATATTCCAGAATTGATGACAGTTATTTCCTCTGGTATATTCACACTTCACGTTCATTTAAAAGCATCAAAAGCAAACAGACTAAAATTATACGCAGAGTTATATATTAGAGCAAGTGGTGGAACAGAAACACTGGTTACTACAACTAATATGACAGATTATATTGAAACAACTAGTAAGGGATACAATGCACATGGAGATATAAGTACATCTGTGTCATTCACTGCGGGTGACAGACTAGTAGTTAAAGCTTATGCAACTAACTCAAAGTCAACAGCAACCACATTATATATTGCAGTTGAAGGAGATACAGCAACTAGAATAAACTTACCTGGTATTACAACACCAAGACACCATGAAGATTTGGTTAACTTAGGTTGGAGTGATTCAGGACACACTTGGGATGAAGATATTGATTTTGGTTCTTATGATGTAGATACTACAGGAGTAATTACAACAACATCAACAATATTTGCAGGAGCAATGCTCACAGGTAATCATACAACACCAGCAACAGACCAAGTAATAAACGTGTGTTATGGTACAAGTGCAACTCCACCAACAGCTAGCACTACTACAGAAGGAGCAGTATATTTAAAATACACAGCATAAGATGGCAAGCGGAACATATTATATAAATACAGGAACAGATGATGCAGGAGACACTGGAATTGTAGTAGATTTAACAAGTAAAACCTACAAATTAAGTGGAAGAAATTGGGGAACAGGACACAGATTCATAATAGGTTCTGCAATACCTCAAGGCTCAACTATAAATAGTGCTAAGTTTGAGTTTGACGTGGTCGCAGCAGTAGCAGGACTAGGAAACACTTGCTTAAATACAATAAGAGGTATAGATGTTGATAGCGTTTCAACTTTTAGCAGTGGAAACCCTCCACGTTCACAAACACAAACAACTGCAAAAACAGCTTGGGATATAATAAATAATTCTATAGCTTACGCTAGACAAAGCGTAGATGTGAAAACTTCTATTCAAGAAATAGTAAATAGGGCAGATTGGGATGAAGAATATTTAGGATTAGTAATTGATAAAGACAGATATGGTAGAACTTGTTATGTAACAATAGGAATGTATGAAAATGATGACAAAGATTCATCACCACCAGCATTAGTTATAACTTGGACAGCACCAGTAGCAGGTACTAATATGACATTAAACATTGGTGATGACTGGAAAGAAGTAGATGCAATAAAAATTAATATAGGAGATAGTTGGAAAGTAGTGACTAATGCATATGTAAACATTGGTGACTCTTGGAAGACAATATTTTAACATGACAAAGAAATTTATAGTGGAATACACTAACAAAGATATAATGGACAAGCTTGAAGAAATCACACACAAACTAGACTATACTAATGGTACAGTAAAGACACACACTAAGTTAATATATGCTAGTTTCTCTTTTTCTATAGTAATACTAGGTTTTGTGGTTTATTGTCTAATATAGGTTCATAATAATATTATGAATGTAGACATTTCCACTCTAATATACTAATTCTATACGTTCAAAATGCATACATTTATATAGTAGAAGTATCATTATATACTATAAGGGGCGTAAAAGAAAGGGGCGTTCGTAACCCTTCAAACTTTTATGGGAGAAGATACAATGATAATATATATTAGTGAAGAAGAAGTTGCATTGGCAAAACAGATGACTGCTGAATTTGATGAGATAAAAACTTATGATAAGTTTAAGTGTTCTAACAATTACATTGGCTTACTTGGAGAGATGGTACTTCATAGGTATCTTACTGAACAAGGTATCAAGCATGACTGGATTGATTTCATAAAGGACACAGGTAAGTATACTAAAAAGATATATTCATATCCAGACTTCATTATTAATGGTGTGACATATGACTTGAAGACAACATACTCTGATGGTCTATGGTATCAGCTACCAATACATGATGTTTATATTTATGCAAAGATTAACAAAGAGAACACTGTATTACAACTGAAAGCTTATGCTACCAAAGAAGAGCTAATCATAGCTAGAATGACTGGTAAGGCTACAAAGGTAGTACGTGGCAATAGAAAAGACTACGTGATTAAACCAAACAAGATAACACACATAGATGTGTTATTGGGGGAACTAAAAGATGAAAGCAACAATTAAGTATTTGAATGAGAAAGTTAAGTATTATAAGAAGATAAGAGATATGAGTACTAGTGAAATGAATAAGTTTGAGAATATGATAAAAGAGGTAACAAAATGAATCAAGAACTAAAAGTAGCAGAAGCAATACAAGAGTGCATTGAAGTTAAATGCAGATTTGTAACTGCAATAGTAAGAGAGAACATTGCTAATGGTGTGAAACTAATAACTGTACCAGCACACAGTGGATTAGTACCAGGCGACACTGTACAACTGATTAAGTTAAATGATTAGAGTAAGAACAAGAGTATGTAGAGTATGTGGTAAGCCATGTACAGGTATTACATGTGCAAAGTGTCATCATACAAAGAGTAATAAGTGGGCTGGAAGATATAAGTAAGATGTTATATTATAAGAAGGCACACATTGTATTACAGTAAGAGTATATTATATTTAGTTAGCAGGTTTTAGTTTAATAAGCATCCACACCAATACATAAGTTTAAATACTAGTAGTCGCTTTTCTAGTAGTATACTAGAAAAGTACCATAAGCAGCACTATGCAGCTGTGGTTATTAAACTGGGAGATTCTTTTGTAACTATCTCTCCCAACACATATATGGCTTAGGACACACATACAAGCCATCCTAGAGCACTTAATAATACCCTTACTTCACTACTTACAGCCAATAATAATGGCACCTACCCTATCTAATGGAGCTTAGGATGGACGTGAGGTGTGTACATACAATACAATGACCATTTGTAACTGGATACATGCGAATGTAAAAGAGTAAGAGTAATTATATACACCATTACTTACAGATAAATTAAAAAAATGAAGATATTTGCAATAGGTAATAATTTTTACTATATCAATGACTGTATGGGTAAGACTAGACTTGGTGATACAAGCATATTTAAAAAATTATAGGATATATGACAATGGATAAGACAATAATTGGATTGATGATAATGGCTTTCTTCATATATATGGTGATATTAATATGGTAACTAAGAAAGGTACTAAATTGAAGCAACCACCTAAACCAAAGGGGTATACTGGCTTTACTTTAGACCAATGGCAGAAAGATGTTATGGCTGCTGAAGGTAATCTTTGTATATGTAGTGGGCGACAAGTAGGGAAGAGTCAAATTATTGCTATTAAGACTGCAGAGTTTATTGCTAACAACCCTAATAAGACAGTTCTAATAATAAGTGTGACGGAAGACCAAGCAGAGAGAATGTTAACAAAAATTATGATTTATCTTCATGATAATTATAGGAATCTAATAGCAAAAGGAAAAGACCGTCCAACTAAGCACAAAGTAAAGCTAACTAATAAGGCAGAAGCTATTACTAAGGCAGTAGGACAGTACGCAACAGGAGTTAGAGGTATGACAGTAGATATTGTAGTACCTGATGAGTGTGCGTATTTACCAGAGGCTATTTGGTCATCAATTACACCAATGTTGCTTACTACTGGTGGTAAAATGTGGCTATTATCCACTCCTAATGCTAAACAAGGCTACTTTTATGAAGCTTATACTGACCCAAAGATGGGTTTTACTACATTTCACGTAAATAGTGAGGAAGTTGCAGAGGCAAGACCAGAACCAATGAGGTCAATGATGAGAGAGTATCTTGCTAGAGAGAAAGAGCGTATGACAGAATTGAATTACGCACAACAATACTTAGCACAGTTCTTAGAAGAATTAGGACAATTATTTTCTGATGCTTTAATCAAAGGAACCCAGGTACTCCAGAGAAATCTCCACCCCTCCGTCTCTGGGGAGTACTACTTGGGAGTAGACGTGGCTAGAATGGGTGGTGATGAGACTACTTATGAAATCCTTGAAAAGAAAAAAGAGGTTTTCTACCATAGAGAGAACTTAGTTGATACTTATACGCTTACTACTGATACAATAGACAAGATACTTGAGTTAGATAAGAAGTATAACTTTAAAAATATATATATTGATGATGGTGGGCTTGGTGTAGCAGTATTTGACCAGTTATTTGTACATTACCAGACCAAGAGAAAGGTAATAGCAATCAATAATGCAAGTAGGTCAGTAGATAGAGACACTAATAGAGGTAGAAAGATACTTAAAGAAGATTTATATTTAAATTTATTAAACATGA